CCCTACGTAAGAAGAAGAAGTAATGTGCGCGACTTGCGGCTGTGGAGCTCCAAAGAACAAGCACGGGATGAAGTCCCTGCAAGCAGCGAACAAGAAGTTTGCTGCAAAGAAGGCTGCGCCTGCAAAGGCTAAGAAGGCTCCTATGGTCAGAAAGAAGGGCATGTAATGGCTAGCTTTAATTTTGGCAAATACACAGAAGCCAAGGATAAGAAAAAGGACGCCAAGATGACCAAGGGTATGACCCCTGCTCAAAAGGCTAAGTTTGAAAAAGCTGACAAAGCCCATAAGAAGCCTAAGACCATGGCAGAAGATAAGAAGATGGACGCCAAAATCATTAAGAAGATTAAGAAGAAATAAATGAACAATAAAGCTGGTCTAAAAACCTCACTCGGTAAAGCTGTAAAAATTGCAGCCACTAAGCCGGTTAAGAACATGAGTTCTACTCAGGTTATGGGTGGGCCAAAGGTTAAAAAGATTGTGACTAAGACCGTTCACTTTGACGGTCCAACACAAACTACGGCAAGTAAGCCAAAAAAGAAGTAAGCGATTAGCCCCCGAAAGGGGGCTTCTTGCTTTATCCTTTAATTGATCCTGTGCGGGATCAAAGCTCTACCCCTGCGTACTACGTTGCCCTACTCCGATTGGAGATTGCCATGCCCTACGATAAAAAAGTAGATGGTCCTGACACTGTTGAGTTTGTGAAAGCTGCAACTCAAGGAATGATGTCAGCAAAGGACAGTAAGAAGCTTTGGTATGGCTTAGCGGGTGCGTATACAGCGGGAAGAGTGCTTCGACGTGTTATTAACAGGTGAAGAAGCCGAAGCTCTTTCTCAAGAAGCAGTCGACGAGATGCTTCCAATACTTACAGAAAACCTACGTAGTTTTGCCCTGTCCTCTGGTTGGCCTGTTGATTTAGTTCAAGCTTTAGACCTTAGCTATGCCGGTGGGGTCCTTTACGTGAGCTGCTCAGATGAAGAAGCAGCAGAAGCAATTGAGAATTTAGAGTATGGCAATAATGGAAGTCCAAATTCAGTTTTGCGTCCTTTTGCCGAAAGAGTAGATAAGTACATCTCTGACATCATTGGTGGTAAAGCCGTTATGTATGTCCTTGAGGAAAAGGTAGGCCTCTAATGGGTAATCCGTTTATTGTTGCTGAAGACCTTGCAATTAAAACTTTATTAAACGGTATGACCGTATCTGATGAAAAAAATGCTGCCCGACAGGTAAAGGTGTGGTTTGGCTACCCAGATGTTGAAGTTCGCACACAGGACTTCCCATTTGTTACAATTGATCTTATTGATATTGTCCCAGCTAACGAGCGACAAACCCAAGGAAGATTTTCTGACAACGACAACCGCGGAACACAAGCCCCAGTAGGTAACTTTGTTTTTACCTACGACGTACCTGTTGCCTACGATTTGATTTATCAAATTACATCTCATGCCCGACACCCTCGGCATGATCGAGCAATCATGCTCCAATTAATGAGAAAATTTCCATCAAAGTTCGGGTACTTAGTTGTACCCAATGAGCTAGGGACAGAAAACTCCCGACGCCATATGTTCCTTGATGGATTTGTAAAACGGGATACCGCAGAAAGCGAAACTGGAAACAGACGTCTTTTGCGTAATGTTCTAACGATTCGTGTAATAAGTGAGATGACGCCTGAACAGGTTACATCTACTAGAGTCGCTAGCACAGTCTCTATCAACACCACAAACTCGGACATCCCTTCTGGATACAACCCGTTATAAAATATGGCACCTATGTATATAACTAAGGAGATAAATAATGGCATTTGACCGCCCTGGGGTTTACGTCCAAGAGACGCTCAATCCCGTTCAAACAATTGCCGCTCCAACATCAACAACAATTGCTGCTTTCTATGGCGCTAATGATAAAGGCCCATTGACACCAGCTCTTGTTAACTCTTGGAGCGAGTACACAAAGTACTTTGGTACTTGGAACACAGTAGCTGGAAATGAACTACCTCTAGCTGTTTACACGTACTTTCAAAACGGTGGAAACCGTGCGTACATTGCTCGTGCAGTAGGTGCTGGTGCAGTATCAGCATTTAGAGCAATCAATGACCGCCAAGGTACACCTGCACCAACACTTCGTATTCAAGCTAATAATGCTGGAACATGGGGTAATGACCTAAATGTTACTATTACAGACTCAACTACATCTGGTCTGTTTAACATTGTTCTCTACCGAGGTGGAAACACAGACGCTGATATTGTTGAAACATTCACAGACTTGTCTATGACTTCATCAAATCCGCGTTATGCGTTGTCTGTTATTAATAGCACATCTAACTATGTATTTGCTTTAGATCTAGCATCCTCAGCAACAGGTGCGGTTCGTAACCCAGCAACTGGAACTAACCTATCACTTGCTACAGGAGCTAATGGTGGAGCTATTACTAACATTACCTCTTACAGTGTTTTTGATTCTATTAACACATCACTAACACTTAACGTAGCTGGTCGTGTTGACGCAACTTCAATTAACGCAGCAATTGCATACGCAGAAGCTCGCGGAGACATTTTTGTTGTTATTGATGGTTCAGACTTTCCTGTAGGAAACGCAGCAACCTCAAGCACACAGCTAAACCTAGCTTCAACCTATACACCAAGTGCAGCAGCAGCTGTTTACTACCCACGTATTACTATTGCTGACCCAACAGTTGGTGTAAACGGAGCTTCAACCGCTGTACGTACAATTGGTGCCGGAGGAGCAGTAGCTGGTCTTTTCACTGCAACTGATGCTGCTCGTGGAGTGTTTAAAGCACCTGCGGGAGTTCAAGCACGAATTGCTGGAGCTGTTGGAATCACTTCACTTACAAATGCAGAGCTTGATCTTATGAACTCAACAGCTGCTCCTGTGAACGCAATTAAGTTCATTCCAGGAACAGGTATTTGTGTTATGGGAGCTCGTACTCTAAAAGCAGGAAATCTTGATAAGTATGTTCCTACACGTCGCACACTTATCTTCTTGAAGAAGGCTTTAACAGACCTTACTCAATTTGCTGTATTTGAGCCAAACAACGCTGAAACACGTCGTCGTTTGAACTCAACAATTAGCAGCTTCCTAACAAGTTTCTGGTCACAGGGCGGTCTAGCTGGGGCAACACCTCAACAGGCATTCTTTGTCCAAGCTGATACAGAAAACAATCCGCAGGTATCAATTGACAATGGTGAACTTAACATTGCAGTTGGTGTTGCGCTACAACGCCCAGCGGAATTCATTGTCATCAAGATCGGTCAGTTTGACGGTGGAACCACCGTTACTGTTGCGTAAAGGAGAAAATAAATAATGACAAGCAGTATTATTAATCGCTTCTCAACATTAGCGACTGATCCATTACGTAGCTTTCGGTTTTATGCTGAATTCAACAAAGTGGGTACAGAAGATACATTTACAAATAAAATCCAAACAAGCGCAAGCGCTACTACAGCATCTGGTCAATCAACCGGTTGGGTAGGTGGATTTAGCTCAATCAGTGGTTTAAATATCACTACACAGTCAATCCAGTACCGTGAGGGTGGCTACAACACCACTGTTCACCAGGTACCTGGTATGACCACATTTAGCCCAATTACATTCCAACGCGGAGTGCTATACGGCAATGACCAAGCTCAAGCTTGGATGCGTGGATTGTTTGCTTCTGTTGCTGGAGATGGACTTTCAGTAGCAGGAAAGAGCTTCCGCGTTAACATTAAGATCTATGTAATGGATCATCCAAATGCAGGTGCTACAAATGAAAATACCCCAAAGATGGGATTTGACATCCGCAACGCTTGGATTACCCAGCTTAATTACACAGATCTAAACGCAAATGACGGAGCAATTCTTTACGAATCAATGGCTCTTGTTCACGAAGGTCTATCAGTGTTCTTTACTGATGGTTCTTTCAACCCAGTAAACCGTTCTACACTAGCGTAACCCCAAACAAAGGACTATAAAAAGTGGCTGAAATCATTACCGATGCAGAACTCGTATCACAGTACGCTAAACAGGCTATGGAGGAGCCCGAGAAGATTGTTGAAACTCGGGCCCCTTCTGCCTCAGAAGTAGATTTGCCTGGAGGGTATTTAACCTTTGACGGCAAGTTAATTACAACAGCTGAAGTTAGAGAACTAACTGGAGCTGACGAAGAAGCTATTGCAAAAGCCGGATCTACAGCTAAATCACTTCACGTTCTTTTAGAGCGTGGCTTGGTAAAGCTAGGAGACAAAGAAGCTACCAGGGACGACATTGACTTGCTTCTATCAGGTGACAGAGATGCCATCCTTTTAGGAATTCGTAGAGTTACTTTTGGTGAGGCTCTAGACCTCAAGCTTCGTTGCCCAAGTTGTAACGTTGAACAGCAATCAGATGTACATCTTTTACACGATGTTCCTTTTATCAAACTAAAGGACAAAGTTAATGATCGTAACTGGGTTGTAAAGACAAAGCTTGGGCCTGTTGAAGTAAGCCTTCCAACAGGACTTGTTCAAAAGAAACTTATGGAAAATACTCAAATGAGCGTTCCAGAAGTAAACACAATTTTATTAGCTGGCTGCATAAATTCTATTAACGGTGAGATGTCAATAGGAAACGCTGGGCCTCTAGCCCTCGGTATGGCAGACAGAGCAAAGATTATTGATTCAATCCTTGAGCGCAACCCAGGCCCACGCCTTGGGGAGGTGAGCAAGGTCTGCAAGGCATGTGAGGAACCTATTGATATCCCACTTAGCCTTGTAGATTTGTTTCGTCTATAGCCAAGTTACGTACGATCTACTTTTAGATCATTACGAGATTTTGACTAGAACGTTTACAGGTTGGACTTTGACAGAGATTAAAAACCTCTCAGTTAGAGAAAGACAAAACTGGTTAGAAAGAGCACAACGGTTTAACGGAAGGAAGTAGCTGTGGCAGACCCAAGAAGCGGTATGAACTTACCGGCACCACGAGCTTTGCAGAGCCTTGCAAGTATCAAAAACGCTGCGCTCGATGCTGGTTCAGCCGTTGGCGGAGTCCTGCAAAAAGTAAATACTACTGAAAACCGCGCTGTTGCAGTTTATCAAGGCGGCGATGGCGTTAGCTCTAACCAAATAGCCCCTTCA